TTTGCTAGGAAAATTCAAATACTAACGGTACTAGAACAAAGAGCCAAGGTTGCAGGAAAACCGCAACAAGCTGCCATAGCCAAAAGAGGAAAGGAGTCATTACGCAAAGCAAGAAAGAGCGTAAAGAAGAAATGATTACCTGGACAGAACGCAACAACATAGTCGAAGAAATAAAAGAGTGGTCTAAACATACTTTAGAAGTTAGTAACCCAGAGTACAACAATTTACCGCCATGCCCGTATGCAAAAGCAGCGTGGCAAGAAAATAAAGTAGACATAGTATTTAAGTTTGAAGAGCATGATTTTAAAAGATTGTACATGGCACTTCATAACTGGAGCGATAAAAAAGACTTAGTTGTAATAGTAGATACGGCGTTCATAGAGGTTCAAGAAGAGTTTCACGAGTTTGTAGATCACGTTAATGAAGCCATAGCCAATAACGTATTTAGAGACAAAGATATGTGGGTGATGGGGTTTCACCCTGAAGATGAAGCTAACGAGCTTTTTGATGAAGAAGAGTTTGAACCTCAAGCAGAAACGGAATACGCACTTTTGTTTGTGCAACGGCTGTCTAAGCTAGAGAAAGCCGCAGAGAAGTTGAGACCTCTTGGGTATTACGATAAGTATTTCCAAGAATATGATGTAGCGCACATGTACGAACTTCGTACAAATTTTTACAGGAGACTGAAAGATGGCAGGTGCTAAGAAGAAAGGCCCAATGAGAGCTATGCGAAAAGGTGGCATGGCTAAGAAAGGTATGCGTGGTGGCGGTATGGCC